CCTCATTTCTTTTACCAGGAATTGGGGGTGCGATTGCTGGAAAATTGGGTTTTGGAGCTGCAGCAGCAGGTGGTGCAGGTGCTGCGGGTGCTGCTGCAGGTACGGCAGCAAAAGTTGGAATGAAGGCTGCTGCTAAAAATCTACTCACTAAAGCTGCCACTGGCGCGTTAAAAGGTGGATTGCAAAATGCTGTCATGAGTAAAATCAGCGGCGGTAGTTTTTCTCAAGGATTTAAAACAGGTGCTCTCGGTGGCGCTGCTGGTGCTGCTGGCGGTGCGCTTGGAGGTGCAGTTGCTCAAAGAACAGGATCGGAATTAGCAGGTCGACTTGTTGGTGACGCTGCTGCTGCTAAATTACAAGGTGGTAAAACACGTGATGCAATTGTCGGATCACTTGCAAATGCTGCAGGTGCACAAGTTGCACAAGGAACAGGTTCAGATTTAGCAGGTGACGTAGTATCAACTGGTATTGTTGCTGCAAATCAAAAACGCGGTGGCGGTTCAAATCTAACAGCACAAACTCAAGATAATGAGCCTTTAGATATTGGAAACACCACAAATACAAACAAATGGGATCAAACATTCCAAAATGCAAAGAAAAATATTAGATCAAGAGCGGGGACATACAGAATGGCTGCTGAAAACATCGAACTTATTAATCAACTCTCATCATTAAATGAAGAACAATTATCTGCATTTGTTGACAATCTTTCTGATGAAGATGCAGCAATCATTGCTGATATGCTAAAAGAAGCCGCAGGTCCACAAGGTCCACAAGGTCCAAAGTATGGTCAAAGGGGTACAGGTGCAAATAAAGGCAAATTCTGGACAGGAAAAGCATGGCAGCTGCCATCTGAAATGAGTGACGAAGATCGTTACGGAAAAACAGGTGCTGCAATTCGTCGTTATGGTGGAGCAATAGGTATGGCAGCAGCTGCAGCAAGACAAAAAGCAGCAGGTCAAGAACCAGATCCTGCAGCTATAAATGCTGAAGGTAAACTTGGCACAGAAGCTGCGTATAATCAACGAGATAAAACTAAAGAAGGCAATTTAAAATTAGCTGCTGCTCTTAAGGATACTCTAGATAAAGGTGTAGAGTTAGCTGGTCCACAAGGTCCGCAACAAGTTGCTGGTCCACAAGGTCCGCAACAAGTTGCTGGTCCACAAGGTCCGCAACAAGTTGCTGGTCCACAAGGTCCAGGTGGTGGTGGTGGAAGTGCATCAAATCCTGGTGGAAGACCTGATGGTGATTTAACTTCTTATGTGAATTGGGACAACCGTGGTTCAGGATCAGGTGCATCATCAAATGCACCCGAAGCAGGTGGCGGTGAGTTCACAGTCCACGACGGAAAAAAAGATTTAGGCGATGTTGGATACGATTGGCTCAAAAGAGCAGGTCGCGCTGGTATCCGATCAGGTATTGGCGGTGCATTAACTGGACAAGATTGGGAACAGTCTGCTAGATCTGGCGCTATTGGTCAAGCTTCTTATGATCTAGTCAAAGGAATTTGGGACGTAGGACGCGGAAAATATTCAAGGCAACAAACACCTATGAACGAAAGAATTGAGGATTCAAACATGAACGGAGAAGATACAACAATGGAAACAACTGAACTTACCGAAGAGCAAATTCGTGAAGAAAGAATGCTCGCAATTAAAGAAGCGGTAAAGCAATTCAAGGGTCACATGAGAGAAGACGTTGACGCTCTGTTCAATGGAGAATCTCTATCCGAAGAATTCCGCGCAAAAGCCACACTGATTTTTGAATCAGCTGTGTCGTCCCGCGTCGAAAGCATCCTAGAGCAAATCGTTGAACAAAACGATGAAGTTCTTTCAGAGGCTTACGAAGAAATTAAGGGTCAACTAACAGAACAAGTTGACGAATATCTCAACTATGTCGTTGAGCAATGGATGGAACAGAATCAAGTTGCTATCGAGACAGGTCTACGTGCCGAACTCGCAGAGGACTTTATTTCTGGTCTACGCTCATTGTTCCAAGAACACTATATCGAAATTCCTGAAGAAAAAGTTGATGTTGCAGAAACACTTGCAGCAGAACTTGAGAATGCAGCTGAATACGTTGAAGGTGTTCACGAATATGTTGCAGGACAAGAAGAAACAATCGCTGATCTTCAAGAGCAATTAAATGCTGTTAAGAAAGCAATTGTAACAGAATCTTTCTGCTCTGGACTCACAGCAGTTCAAGCAGGAAAAATGAAGGCACTCGCAGAGGGTGTGGAGTTCACCACAGAAGGTGATTTTGAAGAAAAGCTCGCAGTATTACGCGAGAACTACTTCCCAGCTAAAGTACAAGTGAGAAGTGAGGTAAAGGAACTTCAGAAAGTCGCTCTTAATGAAGAACCAGAAGTAGCGCAGACTAATAGTATCATGAATCGTTATGTTCAAGCAATCGCAAAAACGGCTCCAAAAGCCTAATTTAATTTAACTGAGGTAACACTAAATGTATATTAACGAAACATATGCAAAGAAGTGGGCACCAGTTCTTGATCATCCAGAACTCCCAGCAATTACAGACAACTACAAGCGTGCTGTTACTGCCCTCGTTCTCGAGAACCAAGAGCGTGCCCTTATGGAAGAAGCTCGTTCAATGCAGAACCTTTGGGAAGCAGCTCCTGCTAACCAAGTCGCTGGTGGAATGTCACCAGTTAGCGGTTCTGAAGGCAACATCAAAGGCTTCGACCCAATCCTAATCGGTCTCGTACGTCGTGCGCTACCAAACCTAATGGCTTATGATGTTTGCGGCGTTCAGCCAATGACAGGTCCAACAGGTTTGATTTTTGCAATGCGTTCACAATTTGCAAATTCTAGTGCGATGACAGGCGAAGCACTCTACAACGAAGCAAACACTGAGTACGCAGGTGCTACAGCTGCAAATGCTGAGTTGACACTCCCAGCAAACGTTGCTGCTCTTACCCTAGCCAACACTGGCACAGGTATGACAACTGCTACAGCTGAAGATAAGACACTTGCTTTCATGGGCTTCCAAATCGATCGCGTTGCTGTAACAGCAAAATCACGTGGTCTACAAGCAGCCTACACGCTAGAACTTGCACAGGATCTTAAGGCAGTTCACGGTCTTGACGCAGAAACTGAATTGACAAATATTTTGTCAACAGAAATTCTTGCTGAAATCAACCGCGAAGTTGTTCGTACGATCTACGCAACAGCAAATGTTGGTGTCGTTGGTGCTTCTTCAGCAGTGTTCAACCTCTCATCTTCAAGCGACACAAGCGGTCGCTGGCAGGTTGAGAAGTACAAGAGCTTGTTGTTCGCTGTAGAGCGTGCTGCTAACAAAATCGCAAAAGACACCCGTCGTGGCAAGGGCAACCTCCTCATCGTTTCAACCGATGTGGCTTCTGCTCTCGCAATGACAGGTCTTCTCGATTACAACTCAGCACTATCAGGCAACACAAACCTAGCAGTTGACGACACAGGCAATACCTTCGCAGGTACGCTCTTCGGTCGTATTAAGGTCTATGTTGACCCATATTCTGTATCTGGCAGCGACTATGTCTGCGTCGGTTACAAGGGTCCAACACCTTATGACGCTGGCTTGTTCTACTGCCCATACGTTCCTCTACAGATGGTACGTGCTATCGACCCAACGACTTACCAGCCAAAGGTTGGATTCAAGACTCGTTACGGTCTCGTAGCAAATCCATTCGCAACAGGAGCAGGTACTGGTGCTCTAGCAAATAACACGAACTACTACTATCGTAAGTTCCAAGTGTTGAACATCAATCAATAATTGATGTGTTGAAAAGTTTTGCCAACTCGATAATAAGAATAAGGCAAACGACTAGAGGGGGGCTTGAAAAAGCCCCCTTTTTTTATTACCTAAATATTTGTATGGCAACGATTATCCTATTAAAAGACTTAAAGGATATCCGCGCTGAGAAAGAGCGCGAGATGAAATATTACTGCGAAAAGTTGGAAGAACTCAATCGCAAAATGTTTTTCATTCGTAAAGAAATCGAACTTACGAATTTTATTATTGAAATAATTGAAAAAGAGAAAATCGTAGACTTACGGAATCTTCTAAATGACGTCGATAACAAGAAATCCTAACACATTCGATCTATTACAGAGTACAAAGTTTCATGTGGTCTTTGATCGACTACCTGATACAACCTACTTCTGTCAAACAGCAAATCTTCCTGGCATTTCGCTCACAGAAATTCCAATGCCAACTCCATTTGTAGAATTGTACATTCCTGGAGAAAAGGCAATCTATGACACATTTAATATTACTTTTCTAGTTGATGAAGATTTGCGTGCTTGGACACAATTGCATGATTGGATTCGTGGAATCACATTCCCTACAGACTTTAAGGAATACCAAGATTTAACTCGACAGTCTCTTGGGGGGAACATTCGCTCAAGTTTTGCGAAAAATCCTCCTCCATACTCAACTGGAATCATGACAATTTATTCTAACAAGAACAATCCTATGTTCCGCGTCAAGATGATTGATATGTTTCCTACAACCGTAGGATCCTTGACCTTCAATGTCAGCGATACTGCTGAAAATATTGTCACGGCTGATGCTACATTTAGATTCACTTATTTTGAATACGAAAGAATTTAGAATAACACTTATCATCCGAGACATAGTCTATTATAGCGACTATATCAAGTTTCGTCAAACTATTGCATAGAGTTGCTTTTTTGTATAAAATACAGTATGATTAGTGCTCGTTTAACTACATCATTTTCTTTCTATGAAACTTGAACCGCCATCATTTGAAAGTTTAATTGAGCAATGGGAAAAGGATTCCGAAGTTGATTCTACGGAACCTGGCAAAGAAATTCTTCGTATTCCAATCCTGCATAACAAATATAACAAGTTTATGTCGCTACATAATCTTGCTGCCAAACGCGCATCACTTGAATACGATAGAATCAAGAAACTCAAATGGATGTATTTTACTGGCAAACTTCATCAAGAAGAATTGGATAAACTTGGTTGGGAACCATTTAGATTTACGCTCAAGTCTGATATCAGTGTATATCTTGATGGTGATGATGATTTAAACAAACTCAAACGCAAGAAAGCCTATCATGAAGAGGCGGCAAGTTTTTGCGTCAATGTAATGAAAGAACTTAACAATCGTACATGGCAATTAAAGGAGTATATGTCATGGGAACGCTTTATTCAAGGAGCAAGGTAATGAAAGTTGTTTTAGTGACAGGTGGATTTGATCCATTACATTCAGGACATATTGCATATTTTAATGCAGCAAAAGATCTTGGAGATATTTTAGTTGTTGGCGTGAATTCTGATGATTGGTTAACGCGCAAGAAAAGTCGTGCGTTCATGCCTCTTGATGAACGTAAGTGTATCATTGCGAATCTTGCTGTTGTTGATCATACTGTAACTTACGATGATACTGACAATAGTTCTAAGAATGCAATTCTTGAAGTGCGTCAGATGTATCCAACAGCAAAGATTATTTTTGCAAACGGTGGCGATCGTACAAAAGAAAATATACCAGAAATGGATATTGAAGACGATAACGTCGATTTTGTTTTCGGTGTCGGCGGAGAACATAAAATGAATTCAAGCAGTTGGATTCTAGAAGAATGGAAAGCACCGAAAACTGAAAGACCTTGGGGATACTATCGAGTTCTTTATGAATATCCACACTCAAAGGTCAAAGAGTTGGTCGTGAATCCAGGATC